GAAAAATGGTCGGGGAGACAGGATTCGAACCTGCGACATCCTGCTCCCAAAGCTAAATAGAAACGTTTAGTTTCATATACTTAAGTGTAAACCATACCTAAAATCGGCCAAATTAAATCAATAGCTTAGAGGCGTCCTGTAAACCAATCCGGCAGGATATATATCAAATTTATCGTACTGCATTTCACTTATTGGGGGGGCATCGGAAAAACATTACATTCATTACATTGGCAGTTTTCTGCGGGTTTGCGGCATTACATTTTCCATTACCTAACCATTACCATGTAATGTTTTAAAAACATTACATTTATAAAAATAAAATCGTTTAATTTCAGTGGGGTAATGTTTTTCTGAAAATTTGTAATGAATATGTAAGGTCGCTGTCATCACTTAAAACCTTAGGTTTTCTGCGGGTTTCAATCCTACCGATCCGCTATGTAATGAATGTAATGTTCTCCCACCCCCTCCCCCTTAGGAATTCCAACAGCAGAAAATATTCGTCGTGAAACATGGCTTTTCGCGCATCAATTTGCGTCTCGCGATTATCGCTTCCAAAGTCAGTGCATGCGGCTCAAATCTTGGATGCGTCTAATCTTGCCAATTGCAGCAAAACCGATACCAAAAGAGCGCGGGCGAGGGGGGGAGCTGAGCGCGCGCGTCGGGGTCTGGCGCGCTGGATCTGGGCGAATATGGATGGCAGGCGGGCCGTGCGGCTTCGGCGCGCATGAGAAAGGCCGCCGCTGAGGTTCAGCGACGGCCTGTGGTGATTTGTGATCGGGTTTAGTTGCTGATGATCAGCTCTGTAACCTGTTTAGAGTGGCTCTGCCCGCCGACTGTGTAGCGTGTAGGCACTTCCTCAATGATGAAGCCTGCGAACAGTCGGCGGATTTCCTCATGATCATTGATGCTCATGAGGAAGCGCCCGCGCACTTGGCTTAAGCGATTTGCCATACGGGCAAAGTGATCACGCCCGATTGGTGGCAAGGATCGATTGCCGGGATGGAGCGCTGCAACGCTCCTCCCCCGCCCCTTATGAGGCGGGCATGGGCGCTGTGGGCTGATAGTCTTCGAAGCGGATGACTTCGCGGTGCAGCCAATCGTTGACTTCGGTGAAGCGCATCATGAGCGGGATGATCTCGTTATAGAAAAACACGTCGTTCGCAGTCCGCACATCGCCAAAGCCGCCATTATTTTGCGGGATGACGCCCAGCAACTGCGGCGGGACACGGTGCGCGGCCAATATGTCGTCTCGCGTTACATTTTTGATATTGAGAAACTCATCCTTGGCCGCGACCTCGCTGATCGGGATGATCTGCACACCGTCTTTCTTTCCGCCTGCGGCGTGAATGAAGAGATTGCGGAAATTGCCTTGTCCTCGCGCCTCGCGCATCGCCTCGCGTATCGACTTGACGTCTTCATCATCCATCGTGCTTTCGGACAAGTAGAAAACGAACCCGGCATGCGCGCCATTGATATAATAGCGGCGGCGGAACAAAGTGGCGTTCTCATTGAGCAGCAAGGACTGAACGGCGGAGAGATATTCCGGCCGCCCGTAAATCTCCTGCGCGACATCATGCTCGATCAGGTGAAAAATGCGGCCGCGCTCATATTCGGTCGCCTCGTTCCAGTTTTTGACGAACCAATATTGGCCCTCTTCCTTGCCGCGCCGGGTGTTCAGCGCGAGGCTGTTGCGCAGATGGGCCGTGCGGCCAAAAGCATTGGGGACATCTTCGAGATAGGCATTGCCCATGACAAGAAAGTCGAGCGCAAATTTGGCGAATTCATCACGGCTGAGCTGGCCATGCGGAATGAAATGCTTGACCAAAAGGTTGCGCTTTGCGCGGATCGCGCTGCCATGATGCGCGCTCGCCTGCAAGAGCTGAGACAGGCTCTTGGGCGCAACAGGCGGCTCATACCAGCGGCCATTCCAGTGCGTGGCCAAATAGCCCAGCAAATCGCGCTTTTCCATCACGGTGACGGCATCGTCAAACGCGAAGGCGGTAATCTTGCCGTCCGGATTTTCGGTTTCTCTATCGGTCATCGGTTAATCTCCACGCGGGATTTACGGGTTTCGCCATCGGTGGCGTCCATGGGTTCACAGAAAAGAGCATGCAGCAGCGCCCAGGCGAGATCGCCATGGCCGGTTTCAGCGGAGCGGCGCGCGACATAGGTGATTTGCTGCTGGTTCTTGGTCAGCTTTGGGTGAATAGACATGAGCGCGCGGGCAAGGTCGGTCCATCCGCTGTCAAACTCGATGCGCCGGTTGGAAAAGACGTTTTTGGCCTTCAAGACCATCAAGCTTTTGCCGAGAGGCGTATAGTCCATGCGCCGCGCGCGCGGGAAGAATTTGACCACGAGCTGATGCACAGCGGCACCCATGCCATTGGCATCGATCGCGATTTCCGCGACACGATATTTTTTGGTGAGCCGCTTGATTTCCGCTGCCTGCGCCTCGAAGTCCTTGCCGCGCCATTGCAGCTTTTCGAGCACCCGGAATTTTCCATTTTTACCCTGCGGCGGCGCGACAACAACGCAGCTTGCCGTGTCGCCATCTTCACTTTCTGCCGGATCATAACCGATCCACACCTCGCCATCGCCAAAGGGGCGCAGCGAATAGGGCATGACGTCTTTCCAGACATCCCAGCTATCGACCATGCACGGGCGGACGAGCGAAAGGGGAAAGCTGGACTGGCTGTCGTCGACAAACTGGCAGAGATAGAGATTGTCGAATTCATCGACCGAATATTCGAGAAGAACCTCATCGCGATCAATCAGATCATAGCCCAGCGCAATCGCGTCATCGAGCGTGACAATCTGCCGCCATATGCCGTCCGCGCCTAGCGCGCCATCTTTCAGCGCCTTGTCGCCGATGTCGATCTGAACGCGGTCCTGCTTGGCACGGCGCTTGTTGAAGCGCTCGCCGGACCACATGGGATACGCTTCATGGTTGATCGTCGATGGCGTGGAGAAATAGGTTTTATGATAGCCCTTTTGGGTGGCGATGGCCGAGGCGACCTTGTTGATCTGGTCAAAGCCATAAATCCAAAAGCATTCGTCAATATAGACATCGCCATGATAGCCTTGGGCCGTGCGATAATTGGTGCCGAGAAAATAGAATGTAGCCGGTGGAAGGGTTTCGCCGTCCTTATCCGTCCGGTGCACCACCATGGGATCGCCGGAAAGCTGCTTTCCCAGCACCTCAAAGACGAATTCGATGATATATTGGCGGAAGATATTGGCCTGAGAACGGCTTGCGGATATGAAAATCTGATTGTTGCCGCTCTCCAAGGCGCGGATGAATGCCTCGCGCGCGAAATAGAAGGTCGCGCCGATTTGGCGTGACTTGAGCAGCATGCGGGTGCGCAATGACACATTGCGCCACCAAGTTTCCTGATGCTCATAGAGGTTTGAGAGAAACGCCTCTTTGAGCTGCAGATATTCTTCATGCGTAATCAGATTTTTCGGCTTGCGCTTTTTCTCGCCCTTGTTCCGATTGGCGACCTTGGGGTTGAGATCGCCTTCATGCCCGCCTTCCGCCTCGTAGCGGCGGACGCGCGCCATGCGCTCGATCTGCCGCCCGAGGAGGTCGATTTCCTTGAAATCCGTTCCGCTCTTCTTTTCCTTGAAAATAAGCTGGTTGAGCCGCATTTCGCAGGCGTCTTCGACGCGCCGGATAATCGGATCATCATCCCAGCCATCGCGGTCTTTCCAACTTTGAACGGTAGAGCGATTGAGGTTCAGTTCCTGCGCGATCTCCGTCACGCCCCAACCGCGCCAATAATAGCCACGAGCTATTCTTTTGGTGTCGTAAGGGATGGCAGGTGGAACGGGCGCGGTCATGGCCGGAGATACTGGTCTTAGCCTTGATTATGGACGCGGCCCTCGGCTTGTTTTGCGATGCAAAACAACTCTATATCATTGCTCAAAGGCGCTTCTGCCGCGCGAATGACAGCAACACGCTTGACAGATCAGTTTCAGGAGCCGCGCGCTATGCCCAAGACAAAATTTTTTCGTGTCGCTGTTGAGGGGGCTACGGTCGATGGCCGAACCATTGATGGTGACATGATCCAGCAAATGGCTGACACCTACAACACTCAAACCTACACGGCCCGGATCAACTGCGAGCATCTGCGCGGATATTCTCCTGACAAGCCCTTCAACAGCTATGGCTCGGTCGCTGCGGTGAAAGCTGAAAAAATCGAGCTGAGCATTGGCGGAAAGACAGAGAAGCGCCTCGCGCTGTTTGCATCTTTCGATGTCAACGACCAAGCCAAGGAAATCAACAAGGCCGGTCAGAAGCTCTTTTCCAGCATAGAAATCGTTCCCAATTTTGCCGGAACCAACAAAGCGTATCTTTATGGGGTAGCGCTGACAGACAGCCCGGCATCGCTTGGCACTGAGCTGCTGGAGTTTTCGCGCGATGCAAAACGCAAGGACAATATCCTATATACTGAAGAAATTACGCTCGAATTTGCAGAAGACGGTGCTGCAAATGATGCCGACGCCGAAGTCACCAGCTTTATTTCGGGCCTGAAAACCTTCTTTACGGGCCTTTCCGCTCCCAAGCAGGAAGATCCAGCGCCGAAGCCGGAGGAAAAACCGGCGCAAGCCAGCGCAGACATGACCTCTTTCGCCGCGATGATGGTTGAATTCACCGAAAAGCTGGGCGCAGCCTTCAAGGCGCACAGCGATGCGACCAGCACAGCGCTGGCGGGCTTTCGCACCGAGATCAAGTCATTGAAAGACGATCTCGAAGCTGCTCCGGCGCGGTCATACTCCCGCCGTGGACCAAGCGCTGGTGCAGACGACCGCGCGCGCGCTGACTGCTGACAGCGCCATAAAAACATCTCGCTCGCCCTTTTGACCACCGGAGCCTAAAATGCGTAACGAAACCCGCGAACTCTTCAACGCCTTCTGCGAGAATATCGCGGAGATGAACATGGTAGGCACTGTCGCTACACGCTTCAATGTTGACCCGACCGTTCAGCAAAGGCTTGTAGACCGAAAACACGAGTCGCAGGAGTTTCTTAACAAAGTCAACTTCATCACCGTGCCGGAAATGGAAGCGAAAAAGGTTGGCCTTGGCATCGGCTCGCCAATCACATCCAACACCGACACGAGCCAGCCCGACGCCCGCCGTGAACCCAAAGACCCGACCGGCCTTGATGAGTTCGGCTATCGCTGCCGGAAAAACAATCAGGACACGAAGCTGGACTATGACAAGCTGGATATGTGGGCGAAGTTCAAGGACTTTGAGCTGCGCATTCAGAACCATATTGTTCAGCGTCAGGCGCTCGATACTATCATGATCGGCTTCAATGGAACGAGTTGGGCAGCGGACAGCGACCTTGTGGCCAATCCTAATCTGGAAGACGTCAATCTCGGATGGTTGCAGAATTTGCGCACTGACAAGTCTACACATGTACTCGATGAAGTAGCCGGAGGCGTAGAGGCAGGCAAGGTCACCTATGGCCCTGCAGGTGATTATTCGACGCTGGATGCTCTGGTGTATGACGCGGTCAATGCGATGCTGCCGAGCTGGGCGCGCAATGATACCGGGCTGACCTGCTTTGTGAGCTGGGACTTGCTTGATGATAAATATTTCCCGCTCATAAATCAGGCCATCGACCCGACAGAGCAGATGGCGCGCGACACGATTATGTCGACAAAACGCCTTGGTCGCCGCCCGGCAGAGACGCCGCCTTATATGCCCCAGGGTACAATTTTTGTCACGCGGCACGACAACCTCTCTGTTTATGAACAGGAAGGAAAGCGGCGCCGCCATGTCAAGGATGAACCGGAATATGACCGTGTGGTCGACTATCAGTCATCTAACGACGCCTATGTGATTGAGGATTATGACTTCGCCTGCCTGATCGAGAATGTTGAATATAAAGCAGCATAACCACCGCCCATGACGGTCGCACCGGGGAGGCGGCGCACGCTGCCTCCCCAAACGCCTGACCAGCGATGAACATAAAAGGTTGGAGACCATGACGCTTAGCCCTGCCCGCCGTACCAGACAGATGAAGCTCGCCCGGATTGCAGTCGAACGCGCGGGCCGTGAGGGGCTTGCGCCGGAGCGCCCCGACAACGGGCCGGAAGCCAGTGAATATGAGCTGTTGCTCGCCGCTTTGGGCGAGGATTTGAAGCGTCTTTCTGAAATCCAGTCCACCGAAAAGAAAATCGAGGCAAAACGTGCGATGGTAGAGCAATATCATCCGCATATTTCGGCCACCCTCGCTGCTGCACAGGAAACAGGCAAGGCGGTGCAGGATGAAATTCTGTCAACATTGATGCTCTGGCATATCGACATTGGCGAATATGAGGCGGCGCTGGACATGGCGGAGCATGTGCTGCGCCATGGCCTGCGCATGCCCGAACGCTTCAAGCGCGCTGCAGCGACTGTCGTGACCGAAGAAATCGCACAGGCCGCGCTGGCCCATGACGATGCTGAAAAGCTCTTCGAGCGCGACATATTGTTGCGGCTTGAAGAAATGACAGCCGATCAGGACATGCCCGACCAGGTGACAGCCAAGCTGTATAAGGCGCTCGGCCTGCTCATGAAGAAGACAGCCGATGTCTATGACGCTGGCAGTGATGATTTTATGGCCGGTGCCGGGGTCAGCGCACGCCGCGCGGCTCATGAGTATCTGAAGCGCGCGCTGAAGCTCGACAAGAATATCGGCGTGAAAAAGGAAATTGAACGGCTTGAGGCGGCGCTCAGAAAGAGCGAGGCGGAAAAGCCTGCGCTAGATCAGGAGAAATCGGAATGACAACGACTGTCACATTGAAAACGCATGATTGGCCGGTTCGTGTCAGCACTACTGATGCATACCAAACAGAAGATAGAGGCGTCCTCCACACTGAAAGCGAAACTGTGCCAGCTCACGCTGAACGTGAATTTTATATCACCGACACCCGATCTCTTGTCTTTGAAGAGCTTCCACAGACCGAATAAAGCTCGCGCACCCGCGCCGGGGGGCGGTGACGGATCAAGGCAGGGATTACCCGCTCGCCAATGATCCCGATCCCCACCCCTCGTAATTTCAGGCAGGAGGACATATGAGCGGATTTTCATCCTCCCCGGCACCGCCCGCCACCCCAGACGGTCAAACGCTCTCCTGTGGCCCGTTCTGGCCGGATATTGACATTAATGATTTTCGAAACGCCATGCGCATCGGCGGCACCGCGATACCCGATGACCGCGTCAGCGATGCGCTGCTCGGCGCAGTCATATCAGTCGACCGTGACCTTAGCCTATGGCGCGCATCACGAGAGGCCGACGGTAATGCGACGCTGGTTTCTGTTTCTGATGTACAGATTGGTGGGGAAAACCGCCTTGCGTTGATCTTTCGCCGCGCTGTCTATGCTTATGCCGCTGCTGATTTGCTTGAGACGCACCGTGACGTTACCGCAACAGGAACCGGCCAGAGCCGCGCACCAGAGATGGACATGCGCGCAGACGATCACCGGCGCAATGCAGTGCATGCCATTCGTGATATTAAGGGCCTTGGCCGCACCACTGTGGAGCTGATCTGATGAGCACCTTTGCTGCCACTGCTGAGCAAGGCGAAACGCTCGACGGGCTGTGCTGGCGCATGCTGGGCCAGACGGCGGGCATTGTAGAACAGGCACTGGAGCTGAACCGCGAGCTGGCCGACATCGGCGCTGTGCTGCCCGAAGGCATGGAGGTCATATTGCCCGTACCGGTGACGCCCTCTGTCCAGCAACGCGATATCGTGAAGCTGTGGGACTGAGCAATGCGCAAACATGACATCCTGCGCGGATTCCTGACCGATGCTCTGCCGGAGCTTAAGCGGAACCCGGAAGCCTTGAGCCTGCACATCGAAAAA